GATCTGCAAATGTAACAGCAGCCATTGTACCTGCAAAGATTTCTGAAGCAGCTGCAGTAGCATTGACAAGGTTGTTAGAAACTCTGATATCAAAACCAAAAGCTCTACCAACTCTACCATTTGCGTATGCATCTTCACCGTTTACACTACCTTCAGTTTCCATAACTTTGTTCTGAACAAGCTGAGAATGGAACCAAGGCGGGCAAACTATCCAACGACCTTCTTGTGGTACGTTTTCTTCATTAAGTCTTTTACTAATTCGGTTAATCATTGCAAGAACAGAAGTTGTACCTGCAACCGACACTTCAATAGGCGAAGCAGAAGTACCAAGTGCTCTTGTACCTGTTCCACCAACAACACCGGCATCACCGTGCATCACTGTCTGTAAAAGATATGTGTCTGCAGCTAAACCAAGCTGATACGAACCCTGTTTTACAATTTCAGGAACTAAGTTAGCAATAGCTTGACGTTCATCAATACTGTCAACCATAACAGAGAAATTCTTTGCCTGGTTGATGTTAAGAACTTGCGACGCACTATCAAGAGCTGCATAAGTCAATGTACCATTTTTTGTATGGTCAGCAACCGAGAACTCTCCGATAGATGGAATCTTCACACTATCACCTGCATTGGAAATAGTTCCAACATAGTTTCTATTGCAAACTGCACCAGCAACTAAAAGTTTGTTAAGTTTTTCAACAAAAAGTGCTGACATTACATTGGAAGGAATCACATTAGCTAAACTCATAATATTCTCCTATTTTAAATTTTTAAATTTAAGCTCTTTTTTATTTCAGCTAAATTGGCCTGAATTTGTTCAGTCGTACCATTAGCTATCAAATCGTTTATGTTTTTTGGCATATCATTAGAAGCCGGATTAGTCTTACTGCCTCCGACTTGAACATTTTTAACTATATCTTTACGCAGTTCAAGTAAATTTTTAATACCATCATCAAAACCAACATAATTTTCACCATTTTTAAACACTACATTATCATTTTGTAAATCTACTTGATTGTCTGATATTAATGACTTAATCAATAAATCTGCACCATATACTTTATCAGTCAATGATTGTGTAAGTTTTGCAGTTATTGTTTTAGTCTTACTAACTTTTCTTTCACTATCAAGATCAGCAGTTAACTTCTGTATCTGATCATTTAAAGTCTTTAAAGTTAGCTTTGAACTTATATCTTCTGAAACAGGTTTATTAACTTTCTTAACAAGATCAGCAGTAAACCCATCTAAGTCTGTATCTTCACTGTAACCAAGAGCTTCAAAGCTCTGTTTAAACTTCCTTAGATTTTGATTTTCCTTATTACGCTTGTTAGTTTCTAATATACCTCGTTGTTTTTCTGATTCAATCAAATTAACAACCGATTCAGCTAACTCTTTTCCTTTACCATCTACAGCTTCAAGCTGTTTTACTAAATCTGACAATTCCATAAGACCTCCAAGGGTTTTAAATTTTGTAGTCTTCAAGACTATTCTAACAGTTTATGTTGTATTATAACAGATTATACTGTCATATCATTATTTATAATATTATTATCAACTACAATATTAGTTTTATCAATCTCATCAAGCAGTTTATCTAGTTCATTTGTATTTAAACCTTCTAACAATTCACTAACTATAACCTTTTTAATTTCTTTTTTAACATTATCAGGTAAATCTATATTAAGTACATCAAGATAAGTCTTAGTTTCTTTGTTTAAATAGTTTTGAAACTTATTAGGGTAAACAACTGTATAGTCTATCTTTTCTTTTACATATTCACCGAACAGTTCAGACACTTCCATTTCAAATTTTGAAGCAATAACACAAGTTTTTAATAATGTGTTATTTGTACTAATAAAATCATAACTGGCAGCTATACCAGATTTAGCTGTCTTTACACCAGTTACACCATTATATTCAGAAGCTTCAATGATACTCGCTATTAACTTTTCACTATTTTCAACTAAAGTCTTCATTATGTTTGGGTCTGGTGAAATATAACCAGGTGCCATTGTAATATCATTGCCTGCAGGAATTATCAAAGCATTAGAAGCACCTAATGTTATTGAGTTGTTCTGTGTGTCAGTCTGCATGAAGAATATACTAAAAGCCTGTGTACGTTCTAAGTCACGTATTTCACTGTCTTTGTTATATACAGCTAAATTAAGTTTTGCAATATCATAAAATGGTGGTAATGGTAGTATCTCGTCAGTATTAGATGAATATACAGATATAACTGGCAACACACCCAATCCATGATAGTTTACTTCTGTCTTAATTAATTTATCTCCATCTCTCCACTCTTTAATCGTGTCATCCTTATTCCAAGTCGTATATAAGTCATATTCTTTTCCATTAACAATATCAATAGTCTTAAATGTTATTTCATAAAGGTTTTTAAAACTGTCAACCTTATACGAGTAAACATTATAAGACGGCTGAATATACATATAGGGGAACTGTCTACTTGATATTGCATCAGATCTAGTCAACATAGTATTATTAAAATTATCCATGACTACAAATGTAACACCGTGCAGTCTACTTAATATCATAACATTTTCGGTGAACTTATTCATATTATTTTTTCTATTGTCAACATCGGCTAAAAATGATTCAAATAAGTCATTAGATGTTGTTCTTGTAATAGTCTTAGCGAAAATAGGTTCAACCATTGCATTTATAATAGGTTTCAAATAGTTACGGTAGAATGAGAACTTTTGACGTTCACTATAAAATGATTCACGAGCATAAGACATTAGATAACTACCGTCTAAGTAACCACCAGAACCATGATAACTGTTGCTCATAAAGACATAAGGGTTTACGTTTCTTATGTCAACTGATAGTGATTTAGTCGCCCATGTTGTTTCATTTTTAAATTCTAACATCTTTACCACCTTGTAGTTATTATACTTGTATTCTTAGTTAAACATTCATAAGCTGCTGTAACTGAATCAATTTGATCATCATGAGATTTTCCTAAGTTCTCTGCACTAAATTTACTACACTCGTCGAAAAAATCACGTTTCCATGGCTCATCATTCACAACTACATTACCTGATTCAGCCTGTGATGCAAACGGATATGACCTAGTTATTTTATCTTTAGTCGGCTTAAATTCTTTTATAGTATGTTGTGAAAGTTCTGGTAAACTTCTTATATCGTCATATATAGCTCTTTGTTGACCAGCAGTCTCAATATACATTGTAATATTAGTTCCATCACTTAAAGCAGTCTCCATAATATGTTTCTTTAAGTCTGGATAAGATAACTTCACCTTACTAATATGGTTTATGTTAATCTTATTGTTGTGTTTGGACATTAAGCAACCAGAACTAAAGTCTGCTTCATTTTTAGTTGATACTGCTAAATCCCAACATCTTACACCACGTTCAGGTTTATTTAATGTTTCTAACTTAAACCATTTAGGATCTATAATTGATCCTCCCATATCAACGATTTTAGCGTAAAGTTCTTGCAATGCAAACGAAGTTGTATATTGTTTCTTTAAGTCTTTAATGTATGCTTCTGGTAAGAACGGACTCTGATCAATTGTTGAACGAACTACAGTTAGATTTTTATTAGACTTAATTGTTTCACCTTCGTCAAATATACTTTCTAAGTCTTCATCTTTAATAATGTCATATATCCAGTCTTTACCTCTTGTAGTGCTAACGACTCCCCAAAATCCATCTTCTTTGACTCTTAGTCTACCAAGTAATATGTCAAACACTTCTCTTGTTAATTCTCTACCTTCCTCAACAAAAAATGAATGAAGGTTAAACGATCTTAACTTATCATGATTATCAGCAGACCTCAACAATATATTGCTGTTAGTCTTAAACACCATGTCTGACTGATTTACCTTAAAGTTAATCTTCATCTCGGTTGCTAATTCAATAAGAGTTGTTAAAACTACGTCTTTAAGGTTTCTATATGAGAATGAACTGATCAATGTGTTATTACCATTTAAAGACTCAAGCAAAGCATTTAAACACATTACACGAGTCTTACCTGATCCAATTGAACCTAAATATATCTTACCCCTTGTAGTAGCTTTTATAAAGTTGCCTTGTTGTTTACTTAGTTTCATTGTTATCCTTTTTCTCAACAATTTCAAAAATAAATTTAGTCTGTGTATTAACTTCGCTAATATCCTCGCTTTGTTCTCTCCATTGATAACCAAAACGCTTAATACATTTTAAGTAAAATATGTGAGCGACTGGTGTTTTTTCCCATAGTTGTTTTTCATGAGCAAATATCAAATAATTATAAGCATCTTCAAGTTCGTCTGAAATTTCATCACCTAATGCCATTGCACTATATAAAGTGTTAGGCGAACAACTTAGAGCTATACACAAACCAGATATAGTCGGTTTAGGATCCTTTTTATACTCTGCGACAACAGATTTAATCTTCTTTAAATCATTCAAAACTCTTGGACGTGCCATTTAAAACCTCCGGGGTTAACTATTAATAATATCCTTGACCTTATCTTGATATTCAGCTTCAAGCTGATCTCTTAATTTCTTATTACTCTCATCTAACTTATATATTTCGTACCATGTTATCTTTGCTAATTTAACTATCTGTAATACCTTTTCACTTATTGTTAGTTTTCTCATATTAGTTTCTTTCCTTTATAAAATATTTAAAATCTGTCTTTAAGCATATTATATCATCTCTAAACTTAATATGTTCAGCTGCATCTTCTTTCAATGTAATCTCAATGTTATCTGTTCTGTTACAAAGGTTCTTAAAGTCTGACTGATAATTACCTATCTTTATAAACATTCCACTTAAACCTGCCAAAGTGGCTATTGTTGATATAATCAATAAAATTTCTCTAACTTTTATTAATAAACTTGTTGACCCGTTGTTTTCTCTATTTGTTGTCATAAATTACTCCGTTGGTAGTTTACTATGTCTAACGTGTTATCCTGTCTTAAATCTCGTTTATATATGTTTAAATGAATTATTAAATGCCTTCTAATAGTTTAATAACTTGTTTACTATGTTATCTAACTTTCCATCTATATTTTTAATTTGTTTTTTGTAAGACATTTTTAAAATTAATATTTCCTCTGGTGTTAATACTTTGTTAATATCCATTTTTAAGTCCATTAAAAGATAATCATTATCAGCTACATTCTCGTCTCTATGCCAACTAGTTACCTTTCCATC